GGTGGACGTGCAGGAATACGAGCGCCGGCAACTGGAGAACCGGCAGTAATACGTAATACACGGCACGGCGAGGCAGGGCACGGCACGGCCAGGCGAGGCAGGGCATGGCACGGCTCGGCAACGCACTGCGAGGCAGGGCGAGGTACATGGCACGGCGTGGCGTGGCCAGGCATGGCGCAGCCAGGCACGGCGAGGCAAGGTACGCGGCTTGGCAAGGCCCGGCGTGGCGTGGCAAGGCACGGCAAGGCAAGGTACATGGCTTGGCAGGGCAAGGCTCGGCAGGGCAAGGCTTGGCGCGGCAAGGCAGGGCAATTTCTGCCCGAATTTGAGTGTTTTTCAACCAATGGAGTACAGTGATGAAACTGATCGACATCGAAATTCGCGGCATTCAACCGCTTCTCATGCACCGTTTTGCGGAGGACGCGGAGACGGCCAGCAGCAGCAAGGCGCGCGGCATCGTGCAGGACAGGGGCACGCCCCGCGAACAGGCCGAGAAGGTTGCCTACCGGCATCCTGACGGCACGTTCTACATCTCGGCGTTCGCCATTCCCAACGCTATCGGCGCGGCCGGCGCGAGCTACAAGATGCCCGGTTCGCGCAAAAGCATGCGGTTCATTGTGCCCAGCGCAATCCGCATCTTTGAGCCCACCATCACGGTGATGAACGGCGCAGGCCCTGCCAAGGATTTCGAGGTGGACTCGCGCCCGGTGACGATCCCCGCCACCAAAGGCCGCGTCATGCGCCACCGCCCGCGCTTTGACTGCTGGGGCCTGCAGTTCAGCATCGGTGTGGACGACACGTTGATGAAAGTCAGCGACGCGCAGATGCTGCTGGAGCAGGCCGGCCTGAGCATTGGCATCGGGGATTTTCGTCCTGAGAAGCGCGGCCCGTTTGGCACGTTCCGCGTGACCCGTTTTGAGGAGCTCGCAGAATGAGCGCCGCCCGCGAATTCCTCGCGGGCCTGTTCCGCCCCGCGTCGCCCGAGGTTCTGGCAGCGCGTGAGCTGGACGAGGCCCGCCGGCAGTTGCTGGCCGCAGAGTCCGCTGCGGAATACGCGGACGCGATGTGCGCTTACCACCGTTCGCGGATTGAGCGGTTGCAGCGGTATTTGAAAGGAGAGCAGGAATGAAAGACACCGGAGGACCGGCGTTTCCCGTGAAGACGGCGATGCTCGATTGCACGCAGACCGGCATGACCCTGCGCGACTACTTTGCGGCGAAGGTGATGGAAGGGATTTGGACAAACAGTGAGATTCTTGCGACTTTGAAACGCGGGCAAGAGTCGAAAGAAATTGCTATGTTAGCCTATGAGCAGGCCGACGCCATGCTGAAAGCGAGGCAACCATGACCACCGAAGACAAAATCCGCCGAGTGCTGCACCCCGAGGCGCACGAACCCATGCCGTACAACCCGCGCCTGGGGGTGGGCTGGGACCAGCAGGGCAGGCATCCGCAGGCTGCGGAGCCGTGCGTCGATCTTGATGAACTGGGCGTGCGGTTGCCCGAGCCCGATCCGTGGTGGCCCTACATCCTGGGCGCAGTGGCGGGACTGCTGGCGCTGGTGCTGGTGTTTGCGCCGTTGGGGAGGTGAGATGAAACTCACACCATGGCTCCCCGGCAGCGTCAAGCCGGTGCGGGTTGGCGTGTACGAGCGAGAGTACGGAAACGGCTGGCATAGCTACAACTACTGGAACGGCAAGGCATGGTCCAGCCCAAGCCCGGTTCCCAAAGGAGCTGAGATTTTCAAATCCTTTCGCAGTGCGTACCAAAACGTCCGTTGGCGCGGGGTGATGAAATGAACGACCTACGAACCGCCGCCGCCATCCGCGCCCGCACCCCATGAAATGCCCCATCTGCAGCACCTGGGCCATCAGGCTGGAAACGCGCAGCAATGCTACGCACAACACCGTTCGCCGCCGCTACGAATGCGGCTACACGCACCGATTCAGCAGCGTCGAGCGCGTGGTGGCGTCCGTCAGTACGACCAGATCGTCGGCTCCTGCCGCAGATCAAGGTGCAGAAACCGACCCGCACCCTTCTGCTGGACGCCGATCCCCGTGAACCCGAGCCCGAGCGCCAGGCGCAGCAGATCGACGGCATCGCCGTCCTGCACCCCGAGGTCTGCCGCCAGGCCTGTGGCGTGCATCCCGGGGTGCGCCTTGGCCTTCTCGATGGGGTGGTCGGGGCACCGATAGCCGCTGCTCACGCGCAAGGGCTTGCCGTACTGGTGACGCAGCGCCTGCAGCTTCTCCATGAACTCGGGCTGCATCTGCTGCCGGCCGCAGTGGCGGCAGCGGAATTCGGCCTCGGTGAAGTTGGGGTAGCGCGACCAGTCCATGCCGCTCAGCCTTTTACTGCTGCTTGCGCTTATCCCACACCGACCAGCCCACGCCCGCCGCGGCCGCAGCGCCGCCCACGATGGCGTTCACGGTGTCGCCGTCCACGCCCCACTTGACGGCAAAGCCGCCGGCAATCGCCGTCAGGATGTGACGCACCAGCGCCTGAATGATCATCGCGTTCATTGGGTACTCCTACAGGGGTCGTGGTTCCTTGAAGGCCGACGCGGGCACGGCCCAACAGCCCCCGTCAAACCACGCTATCGTAACCCGGCCGTCAGGGCGCAGCGTCCAGCAGCCAGACAGGCGCTCGCGGCCCTTGTACAGCAACGCCCACAGCGCACCCCGCTGGCACGGGCCAGCCTCGTCGTGCAGTTCAAGGCGCTCGTCATTTGCCACGATTTCCGCCACCACAGCGGCCTGCGCCGGCAGCGCCAGCAGCAGAGCCAGTGTGGCGGCTCGGGTCACTTGCTGCCCCAGTGCGTAGCCACCCACGACACGGCACCGCCCAGCATGGATGCCATGGTCATGCCGGCCCACAGGCCGCCCTTGGACTTGTTGGCCATCTCCAGCAGCGTGCGAATGTCAGTCTGCATGGCCGTCACTTGGTTGCGTAGCGACGTGACCTCGGCTTCCAAGCGGCCGAATTCTCGGGGGTCGATCTCGGTCATGGTACTGCAAGGGCGTTGGTGGATTCTGGGGCGAGAGAATTTGAACGCATCGGTTCTGCCGGGAGATTTCGCCGATGGCGGGGGCAATAGCCGCGCGAGCGGGAGCCGACCAAGTGTTGGGACTGGTGACGATGTTCAGCAACTTCTGTCGCTCCGCTGCCGGCAGGCCGTTGAGCAGGTCAAGCATGCTCTGGTTGGACTCGGCGGCTTTGCGCACCATGTCAATGGTTTTCTTGTTGACGCGCTTTTCAACGTCAGCAAGGCGCATGTTGGTTGCTGTGATTGCCGGGCTAAACCAGTTTGGCAAGCGCAACTTGGCGCGATTGGCCTCCATGATTTGCGCAAGCTCTGCCGCGCCGCCGCCTGCCTTTTCTGCCGCCAGCTTGTCCATTTCCACGCGCTTGGCGATTTTGTCAAGCGTCGGCATCTCTGCCGCCATCTCCTTGAAGATGCTGTAGCGTCCGGGGCCGAAGATTGCTTCAACGGCCTCCTCTTTGTCGCCGCGCACAAGTTTGACGTAATCCTGCGGATCGCCCTTGAACATGGCCAGCGCCTGCGCCGCCATCTGCTTGCGAGCGATGACGTCCATGCCTTTGCTGTACGTGTCAAGATATTGCCGCCAGCCGGTGCCGCCAGCCTTTTCAATGGCGTCGTCAATCAGCGGCCTCAGGCGCTCCAGCACGGCTGCGGTGACTTTGGCGCCGGCCTTGGGGTCGTCCTGTTTGACCACATCCCGCACGCGCTGGGCAATGCCTTCTTTGCGGATGGTGTACAAATCATGCGCGTCAATCGTGCCGCCGCCCTTTTGCGCAAGATCGGCCAAATCCTGCTTCAGCAACGTCATTACCCGCGTCACGTCATTGCTGGCCCGCAGGCCAGGCGTCGTAAGCGCGGAGTCAATAGAATTGACAAGCGGAGAAACATCCAGCGGACGCAGGCCGTAGGACTCCAAGCTGCCAATCTGGCGATTGATGAAATCTTGCTCGGCGCGGCGCTGACGTGCAATATCGGCAAAAAGGTTGGACGCTTCTTGCTGCTGAGACGCTGCCGCAGCCTGAGTGCGCGCCGTTTGACGCGCGCTGATGGCAGGAATTTGGCCTGGGGCAACGCGCTGCAGTTGCTGCACGGCCGCCTCCGTACGTTGCGCCGCCTCGGTGCCGGTGCGGCCCGCATCCTGCAGCGCCGACACCATTGACGCCTGCTTCTGCGTCGCCCTCGGAACCAGCGCATTCATCACTCGCTGCGCCTCGTTGGCAGCAGCAAGCTCTGTTTGCATCATCGGCATTGTGCGGGCCGTCAGCTCCGCTCTGCCAGCCTCCGCCGTTTCCCTTGCCGCGGTCGCTGACGTTCCGCCGGCCAGTTGCCCCAGTTGCGCCTGAGACAGTGCCTTTTGCCGGCGGGCAACGTCGGCGGCAAAGTCCGTGGGCTCAAAGGCCAACAACGCCTGCCACGCCTGCCGGGGCGATTCTGCCGTGACTTGGGCCGGCGTCATGTCTGGCGCAGCGGCACCAAGAGCGGCGCGGATGTTCTGGATTTCGGGGCCGGCGGCTTGCTGGGCAATGCCTACCGCCTTGCGTTCTGGAATGGATCGCAGCAAATCAAGGCCGCGAGCGCCGGCACGCACAACGGAGCCCAATCCGCGGCCGATGATTTCGCCTTTGGCGGCCTCTTCCGTTGCGCCCAAAACATCCGGGCGTTGGCCTTGCAACAACTCGGCCCCAGTGCGGGCGCCCGTGAAGCCCGTAATGCCGCCAATAAGAGCGCCTGCCGCAGCGGGCACAGGCCCCGCCGGGGCCAAAGACGAGGCCCCGCGCAAAGCGCCGCCAGCGCCCGCAACCATCTCTGCTGACGGCTGAGCCACCCGCGCTATGGTCTGGAGGTTTTGTTGCGCCCCCCGCAGAAGCTGCCGGCCCAACGGCACCTCCGCGACCGGCGGAGCGGGATACGGCCCCGCGCCAGGGATTTGCCCCGGGGGCGCTGCGGGCGCGGTTTGCTGGGGCGCCACAATCTGGCGGGCATAGGTTGCCAAGTCGGAATCCGACAACGGACGTGCGGATTCAATGTCGTAGGTCTTGCCGCCGATTTCGAGCGTGTACTTGGGCATCACGGCCTCTCGGTCACAAAGACTCCGGGGGCGATTTCTCGGCGAGCGCCGCCAGTGCGGGCTGGCGCAGGCGCTGCGGCTCCCGGGCGCGTTGCGGTCGCCGGTGCCGGCGCCGGTGCTGGTGCTGGCGCCTCAGAGCCAGACAACACAAACTGATCTTTGCGCGCCCTCATAATCCGCACAATTTCCATTGCGGCGTCGCGCCTGATTTTGTTCGGGATGTTGGGGTTGGCAATTTGACCGGCGGCGTCTTTATAAGACTGTGTGTCCTTGTCGGATTGCGGGCCCTCAAACCGAGGAACCATTTTGAGAACCATGTCAGCAATCGGCTGCAGGCGACCAATGGCCACGGCTCCTGGCGTCGCAACACCAACAAATCCCGCGGCGACATCAGTTGCCGCTCCAACGCCGCTTCCAGTTGACTTGTCGATCAGGCCGCCAGGTTTTGCGGCATTTTCCAATTCGCGGATGGTGCGATCAAGTTCGATGATTGTTTGCCCGCGCTGAAATTCCGTTTTTTCGGCAAAAGCTGACGGCCTTGGCGGGGGCTGCCTTGCTTCTGCCTGCCGACGCAACGTTTCCGGATCGGCCCGGCCGCCGGGAATTGGCTCAAGCGTGCCGTCTGGACGGCGCCTGTAGCCCTGTTGCGTAAGAATGCGGTCGGTTTGGTCCGTGGTCAGCCTTGCGGGCACAGCAGGTACAGGCGCCTCTGCCGCAGCAGGCATATCAACGTACGCCCCGGTTTGTGTGTCAAACATGCGCCCTTGGCCCGCAGAAATGTACCTCTGGGCGCCAGTGCGCTCTTTGAACCGCTCCGCAGGCGCCAGCACCTGAGTCCGCAGCCATTCGCCAAACTGCGCGGGATCATCCGGCACGCCGGCCATGGCCTGCTCGGGAGTAGTGAAGCGCCCAATGGCCTTGGACACCAACGGATCTTGGAACCCCAGCGCCAACACGCCGCGGGCCTGTTGCGCATTTTGAGTGCGGCCGAGGGCGCTCATAAATTGCCCCATGGCGGCCTCAACTTCTTTTTGCTGCACGCCCCGCGTTTGCGCCGCAACCTGCTGGCCGTATTGGATCTGCTGCATTGCCCGCGCACCGGGTGCGCCAAACTGAGCCAGCCCTTCAGGGGCTCCACCGCCGCGCACGTACTCAGCAAGCGCGTTCTCCTGCTCGCGGGACGCCCGCGCTGCCTGCAGCGCCTCCATCTGATTCGCCGCCTGCGCCGCCTGCAGCAGCATATTCACCCTGTCGGGCGACTTGAACTGGATGGGCTGGAACGTAGCCTGGCGGATGATGCTGGTGTCGAGTGGCATATCAGCCTCCAACGCGGCCGAAGATGTCGCGGAACAGTTGCTCTTGCTGCCTGCCGCGAGTGTAATCGCCAACGGCGCCCGCGACGCCTGCCAGCGCGTTCCCGTAGGACGACATGCGCCCGATGCGCCCTTGCGCCAACGCGTTCGCCTGCTGCAGCCCCAGTTCGCCCGCCTGTGAGGCATAGTTCTGCCCCGCAGTGCCCGCTTGCGTCGTGGCCGTCTGCCCCAGCCCTGCGATGTTCGCCAGCCGGTTGTAGGCGTTCCCGTACTCCTGCGAGGCCAGATCCTGCGCGTACCGCTGGCCCGCCTTCAGCGCCCCGCCAGACAGCATGTTGCCCCGGGCGGCCTGCACGCGCTCCAGCGCCTTCATGCCCTCCCCCAGACGGAATGCGTAGCCAGGCTCGTTGATGATCTCACCGCGGGTGAGCTTGCCGAGGGCGTTGACGCCGGCCTCGTAGTAGGGCTTGCCAAGCTCCAGCGACTTCTCGTACATCTCCCGCTGAAGCTGCAGAGCCCTATCCGCCGCCGCCGCCTGCGTCTCTGCGGCTTTTTCTGCGGCGTTTGCCCCGGCGATCCCGCCCACCACGTTGCTCACGCCGCTG